TAGAAAACATGAGTCAAAGTTATGTTTCCAAAGAATAACTTACATTATGGCTGATAACAAAACACCTTCACAACTCGCCCAACAGCGAATCCGCGAACAGCGTTCACAGAATTACTTTGGTATGCTGTCCCTCAACGAGGGGAACAAGCCCAAGGTCTACAAGGATAGTAAGGGTAACCGCACCATAGGGGTTGGCTTCAATCTTGAAGATGCCGGGAACCGCAAGTTCCTCAAGCGGGAGGGCATTGACATCAATGAGTTATTTGATGGCAGGGAGTTAAGCGAAAGGGAAACTAGGACCCTCTATAACCACAGTCTCACTCAAGCATTCAAGGACGCTCAGTCCTATGATCCTAACTTTGCAAAGAGGCCAGAGGCCGTCAAAATGACACTCGTTGATATGGCGTTCAATCTTGGTCTAACAAAGCTAAATAAATTTGTGGACATGAAGAAGGGTCTCATGAATAATGACTACAATATGGCTGCTGATGAAATGGTTGACAGTAACTGGTACAAGCAGGTAAAGTCCAGGGGTCCTAGAATGGTGGACGTAATGCGTTCCGCAGCAAAATAATATGAATATCCAAGACGACATAAAGACACTTCATAACTACGAGGCTTTTGCTAGGTTCATGAAGATGGTGCATGACCTCAGAGAAGAGGCTATTGAGGAACTGCACGAAGCTAGTAGCGACAATATTCAGCAAATATCAGGACGGATTATTACCTACGATCAGCTATTGCAGTTATCAAGCTGGCAGGAACTAAGTGTCCGGCATCGCGAAAATTTCTAGGTTGAGCAATAACTGTTCACCTATGTTATATTAACGTATCGCAATCTCTCGGCGTAAATGAGTGGAACTTATGACAGATGAAATCACGACTGCTGACTCTGGGGCAGATCAAATACCAGTGGACAATACTAATATATCCGTAACGGATTTTGCAAATCGTCGATTGGGCGAGATGAAATCTCAGCAAACTGCTGAGGAAGAATCAAAACCAGTTGCCGAAGAGCCAACGGAAGAGACACCCGAAGAGGTCGTTGAGGAGACTGAGGAAACTCAAGAAACTCAAGAGGTCGAAGAAGGTGAACCAGAAGTTGAATCAACATCCGAGGATGTTCTTTCACAGATTGATTTGGACAACGCGTCCGAAGAGGAACTACGGGAACTAGCTGATAAGTTAGGCAGTAAAGCTGTGGCACGTTTTGGGGAACTTACCGCAAGACGAAAGACAGCAGAAGAAAAACTGGCTAAACTAGAGGCTTCGCTTCAACAGCAAAACCCCCTTGAGTCAAAAAAGAAAATAGAGAATAACCCATTTGGGGATTTAGATTCTATCGAGAGCCTTCAATCCAAGGCCGAAGAGGTAGATCAAATAGTCAACTGGGCTGAGGACCTTCTTTTTGAAGGTGCTGACTATGCGGCTGACGATGTCATTACTGAGATCGAAGGCAAAGAAATGACCAAGGCGGAAGTCCGTAAATCCCTAATACAGGCGCGCAAGGCTCAGAAGACCTTTCTTCCTGATCAACTTTCTAAAATACAAGCCAAAGAACAGGCTGCAAATATGGAAGTTGCTTTCAAGCAGAGAGCGAAAGAAGAGCTATCCTGGCTAGAAGGTGAAGACAATGATGTACGCAAACAATACGAAGCTACAGTGAACGATGCTCGTTTTCAAAAGATGAAAGAGATCGTATCAAAAGAAGCTCCGGATGTTGCGGGTCAATTGGATTACTGGTTCGCTCACGCAGCAAACAGCATCTATGGTCGTAAACCTGTAGCCGAAAGTAAGCCAAGCATGAAACTTACACCACCCAAGGGTGCGACAACAAGTAATGCAAACGCTGCTACGTCCCCATCAAGAACTGCAAAGGCACTCAAGGAATTGCAAAGTCAATTTAAAGAATCGGGTAACCCTCGTGATTTTGCCGCACTTAGAAAACTACAAATGGCCTCGCGCCGTTAACTCATTAAAACTAATCATTAAATAAAATGGCATTCTCAAATACATTCGATACTACCAATACAGGTTCGGGTGTCTCCAATCGTGAGGACTTGACTGACGTCTTGACCATTCTTGCGCCTGAAGAGACTCCTATCCTTTCGTCTGCTAATAAAGAACGTGCATCCGCAACTAATGTTGAGTGGACTGTTGACAGTCTTTCTGCACCTGTAACTACAGGTATCTCAGAAGGTTCTGACGTTGCAGCCTTCACTGACAAGTTCGCTGGTCGCGCTCGTCTTGGCAACCGCATCCAAAAATTCCGTCGTGACTACATGGTTTCTGACCTGCAAGAAGCAGTCGATTCCGTAGGTCCTGCTAAGATAGCTCAAGCTGAAGCAAAAGCTATCCGAGAACTCAAGCGCGACATCGAAGCTACAATCGCTGGAACTCAGGATTCAAGCACAGAAAACGGTGCAGGTACACCTAACGGCCTTCGTGGTCTTGGTGACTGGCTCGATTCTGCTGGTCCTGCTGACGTTCCCGCTGCATTCCGTACACCTGCGGACAGCATCTACACAACAACTGAAGCTAATGCAACTGCATTCAGCGAATCAGCACTTAACGGCATCATCAGTTCTATCTTCCGTGTAACTGGTTCAGCTAACAACCTTATGCTTGTTGCTGACACTGGACTACGCCAAGTTATCGCTGACTTTGCTCGTACATCTGCTTCTGCTACGGACAATGTTCGTACAGTGAACTACGACGGCAACAGCGGTTCCATCAAGCTATCTGTTGACCTCTATGAGTCAGATCATGGTGTTGTTTCAATCGTTAACCAAAACCCTGACTGCGCGCCTAACTTCGGTGGCAACACAGCAACTGGTTCTGGTTATATTGTTAACCCTGAGTACTACGGTGTTCACGAGCTTATCCCAATGGGAAGCACTCGCCTTCCTAATCAAGGTGGCGGTGAGCGTGGATTCGTTGATTGCGCTTTGACCCTCGGTGTTTACCACCCTGGCGCACACGGCGTTATCCAGGACGTAACCTAACCCTCAACTAAAGGAGATACAATATTATGTCTACATTAGCATTAAAGAAAGTAGGAGACATCCAAACGCTAGCACTTGGTTATACGCACGAAGCATCCATTGACATCGCAGCAGATGTACCAACTGGTGGTGTTTTGAACGTAACTGCCGGAGGCTCACAGCTTGCGGGTAAAATCGGCAAAGCATCGGTAATCGTTGACGAAACGGTCCCAGCAGCATCAACATCAGGCACTACATATACTGGATATACCATAATTATGGGTGACGATGGAGATACAGATGGACTAATTGCATCAGCTCAACTGTGCGAAGGCCAAACTCCAGTTGCGGAAGGAACAATCCTCACTAATACAGGTGACGATGTTTATCTTGCTCCCGCAATCGATAACCTAGATATTACATTCACATCAGCAGGTGAAGCCGACGAGGCTCTTGCTAATGGTGGTAAGGTTCGTGTTCTTATCGAATACTACCCTACCGCTGGTGAAGTGTTTTCTAACTAATTAAATACTGGTCGGGGGGCTTCGGCCCCCCACCTTTTTTAATATGGATATCATTGTCCCGAATCTAAAGCGGTACTCCGATGGTGAGATTGATCGCGCCTTCATGAATGAGATCACTAACGGATTCAAACTTGAGAAGGAGACGGAACATAAGCGGGTTGCTCAAGCAGCCAAAGAAGCCCAACAACTAAAGGGGACTGTTCACCCTGTTCTTGGCAAACCAGTTGCAACTATTCCTCACAGGGAATACTTCCGACTAATCAAGAAGTACGGTCAAGATACTGTGCATTCTAAAGAATTTTTAAAGTACTACAATAAGAAGTTCCCGGAACTTACTCCAAACAAAATCTAATGCAGACCAGAACCTACGGCGATCTTTTTAAGTTAATCCAATCCCTAGCTGGTGTTGGATCCTTTGCTCCTACGGAAGCAGATGATGTGGCTAATCTGATTAATCGCAGGTTTTTACAAGCATTTAACGAGAGTCCAATCTGGCCTCGATACTTTGTCTCCTCAGAGAAGAGAGACATACTTGCATTAACATTATCTGGAGCAACAGCTAGTACAAGCACTAGCGTGAACCAGAACTACAAGCTACTGGGTGCTAACACAACTGGTGGTCTAAGTGTCTATCAAGGTGTTACAACAAATACTGTAATTATTTACAACACAGGGACAGCTTGGCGAGTAGACACTGCCGCATCTGCTACAGAACAGACTGATGGTACATTTACAGTGTCAGCAGGTACTCAGGAGTTCATCGAGGCTGACGTAAGCAAGAAGGATAACATTACAGATGTGGTGACCTTTACGCCTCGTGCAGGCACTGACTCACTGCTAGTCGAGGGCAAAAACTTAATACCCTACACACAGACCGGGAAAACAAACATTGGTTCATTCAATCGTATCTTTAGAAAGCAAGCCTTCTTGAATCAATCCGCTATTGAGTACGAGTTCTTTGTGGATTTTACTGGGGCTAATATACTTAATATTGCTTCTACGAATGATAACTCGGCATTTGTTTCTTACAAAAAGGAGTTCACTCCATTTACTGTAACAGGAACTGCTGTGTCGGACTTCACCGGTAGCACTGTCGAGGTTCCTGCTGAGTTCTTTGCTTATCTTGCTCACGCAACCTATGCTGACTTCCTCCGTATGGACGGTCAGACTGACAAGGCATTCGCCGAGGAAAACACAGCCTCCGTTGCCCTAGCACTAGAACTTGAGAAGATCGATATAATCTCTAATAACAATACCGTAAACAAGCGGTTCTCCACTTATGTAAATCGGCAGTCCCGATAATAACCCCCTGTGATATAATACGCAATTATGGCAAGTTCAAGAAATAACGCACTGGAGTTTAGCTCCGTAGGTTCAATAGTAATCAATGCTGCTGATGGTACAACAACTGGCAGGTTTGGAGCTATTCAATTCCTAAAGGATTCTGAATTAGACGAAGTTATTGCTACTAATGTAGAAAATTACGCAGACCTTCAAACAACTTTTGGGGCAGGTACAATTCTGTATGGTAACTTTACTAGCGTAACCGTAACTGGTGCTGGTAGCTTAGTGCAACTACACAAGGTCTAATATGCACATTAGCCTTGACTCAGCCCTGGGTCAGCCTCATAGACGAACCCAAACAGGCGAGAGCGTCCTTCAGATTGCTCCTAACGCTGCGGCGGCATACAGCCTCCGTAGTCTTACTGGTGGTGATCCTAGGGCCGTACGTGTCCGTCGTGACACAGGTGGTGCTGCTGGAGATAACGACGAGGAAGATTTTACAACGTCAGAAATATCTTCTGGTGCATTAACTGCCTTTGTTGGTTCTGGAAATGATGGCTTTGTATCTATATGGTACGACCAGTCAGGTAGTGATAACGCCACTCAAAGCACACCAGGCAGCCAGGCAAAGATTGTAAACTCAGGTACGTTACTTGAAGATGCAAACGGCAATCCTTACTTAGATCTTGATGGAACAGATGACTTCTTTAGTGCTACTAAAACTATATTTAATGATGTATCTTATGGATATGCATCTACTGTAGCTCAGTATGACAATACAACCGCTAAAAACACACCAATTTACTATGCGTCTACCGGAACTAGCGGAACATCAACCAGAGCGTTACTAGGAAAGATAAGTTCTGGTGGGGGAGAGTTTGCTGCCGCCGGAAGACGGACAGATACTGATGCCTTTCGATCCTCTATAGAAACCGTTGATGCAAATAAAAATATTCTTACTGGATTGTTTCAATGGAACGATGGAAGTATGCAGTTATTCGTAAATGGTGCTGCAAAAACAGCAGGAAACTTTGCGGCTGGAGCAGGCAATACATCTGCAACAGATTCAAACAGTGCTTTTCTTGGTCGATTAGGTCCACATTATTTCGATGGAAAAATGTATGAAATAATAGTTTACAATACTGACCAATCAGGCAACAGGGAAGCAATTGAAACCAACATGGCTAACAAATACGGCATAACCTTATCTTAACTATGTATCTAATATACGCAAGCAAAGAGGCTGCCGTTGAGCGAGCCGATGAAGAAGGCAAGGAGATTGGCTACAGCCACTGGGTCCACGGCAGAGGTC